GCACGCAAACGCACTACTTGATTGAGATCCAGAGGTAGATGCATTCATGCAGGAAGCGCTAGCAAAGACACTAGACGACACACTTTCAGTAGATGATCTAGTTGCTCTAACACTAGAGACAGGTAAGTACGGTGTTTCAGGTATGGCGCTACTAGACAGAGCAAACACAGGAGCATACGGAAACCCAGAAATCACAGAAGTACAGATTGGCGTTAGAAAGAACCCAGCAATCTTGATTTCAGGACACGACCTTCGCGACCTAGAGATGCTACTAGAGCAGACAAAGGGAACAGGCGTAGACGTTTACACACACTCAGAGATGCTACCAGCAAACTACTACCCAGCATTCAAGAAGTACGACAACCTAGCAGGTAACTACGGTAACGCTTGGTGGAAGCAGAAGGAAGAGTTTGAAACATTCAATCGAGCAAGCTGAAGCAAGGATTGAAGAACTGAAGAAACCGAGTCAGAAATCAGCGGTGCACATGAGAGCTGCTGAAAGAGATTTTTGGCGGAAGAAGATAAAAAAATATAAGGAAGAGTTGAAGGAGTTGGAAGATGAATGTAAAACAGTTGATTGAGAAGTATAAAAAACTTGAGGGTGTATGGGATGCTGAAGGAGCAGAAATCGCTCGTCGAATTTTTCTACAAGACTTACAACAACTAGACGAACCAGAAACAGGTCACGCAGACGAAGCACCTCGTTATGTCAAGAACATACTAGCAAGATTACGAGAACTGCCAGTGCATGATCGGGAAGTTTGGCTAAAGGCTATCATGGGTGAATTTGAGCAAGATTTCAGTCATGCAAAGTGGCGTGAAGGCTACGAGCAAGGAAAGTTCGAAGGATCATGGGTTGGTAATCAATTGAAAGATGCTGATAAGATTCGGCAAGAATTGAATGAAGTCAAAGTTCCGCAGGTTGTGGCGGATTGGATTAGTTTTGTAAAAACAAACGGTTTTAAATTCAAAAACACTTATGGTTTTTATGAAGAGATAGCACCTAGTGATGATGTGTATCGTGTCATGTACTACATTTTTAAAGAAAGCATTGCAGATAAAGAAATAAGAAAATGGGTAGTCGATAACATAGACACTTTCGCCCGAGCATGGCTTGACGGCTACGAGGTCGAGAAAGAGAAGCGGTATTGGGTAAAGGTAAAAGCTACTGGACAATGCTTGGAAAAAACTGGTTCAGTAATTCGTTTTAGTACATTGTTCAAGTCTGCTTTTACGAAAAAAGAGCTCGAAGAAGCCGACTTTGGTGAAGTGTTTAATAGTCCACTGTTTGAAGTTAAGGAGGTGACGGAATGACAGTTGAACAATTTCTTCAATCATTATCATACCTTATGTGGGCTTCATATTGGTCAGTAATTTTTTATAAGTTCTTTAAAAAAAATAAAGATTGAGGAGGTGGAGTGATGTCTCTAAATAAAACACGAAAACGATTGATTAGGAAGTATTGTAAACTGTTTAACAGTTACCCCATAGGTATTAAAATCAGTACAGATGGAGGGAATACTTTTTCCGCTATGGGGAGAGTTTTAGAAACTTTTATTCCAGATGCTAGTGTTGTAAAATCCGGGAATATTAATGCAAGTGATTTACAATCTGGCGATATTTCTTTTAGAAACTTTGAAATAACTATTAGTCAAGGGTTCACTAAAGAAGAATTCAATAAATTAAATGGTGGTGTTTTGTGATGATGAAGAGACCAAACAGATACCCATACACACGAAGTCAGTGGGAGAAAATGACTATGACAATACATTCATCAAATGGGGAAATGACTTTCATATCTTATGAAAATCGTCTGACTGGAGAGGAAAAAATAGAATGAAAGACACACTAATTCGAATTATTCTTGCTTGGTCGCTTATCGCTACGTGCTTGTTATTCATGCAGCGTGAAGCACAAAAAACCTTGCTAGTTTATCATGCTGATAGCAAGGCACAGATTACGGGTAAGGTGGAAGCTAAGAAGAAAATAGGAAGTCTTTTCACTATCACGGTAAACGGAAACGTGTTTGTGGTGAGTGAGCAGAAGTACAACAATACAGAAATTGGAAAAGAGGTAAAATTATGAAATACAAAACTAAAATCAATGGAAAAGAAATCGAATACGATGCACTAGTTGAAAAATCACATTTTTCAGACGAAGAATGGTCTGCTATTTATGCAGAGATTGCAGAAGAAAATTACCCAGAAATCTTTGAAAAAAGAAAATCGGATACTGCATTTATTGACACGCTTGGCGCCTTGACTTCACTAGAAGAACGATATGAAGCATTACTAGAGCTACTGCCACAAGATCAATTCTCTCGCGCTGGCACTCATCCAAAATGGGTAGCTGATGCAGTAGCAGAAAACACTCTGAACAAAGTGGATACACAATACGATGTGTCTGTTTTAATTGAACGATGTGAAACTCTAGAGGAATTGAAGAGTGAGCTGACAGAATACTTTGATTTAGAAGAAATTTAGGGCAAAACATGAACACTTTAGAAAACGTAAAGCAGTGGTTTATTGATCGTGACTTAGAAAACGGTGGACGGTTAGACAAGCAGTCACTCAAGCTCAGTGAAGAATTCGGTGAGTTATGCGCTGGGTATCTCAAGAAAAATGAGAAGGTGATCAAAGACAGCATCGGAGATTGTGCAGTTGTGATTGTCGGTCTGGCCTTACTAATTAAAGAAGATGTGCATCAGATTTTTAAAGAATCAGACAAAATCAGAAAGAAGGATGTGCTTGCCTGCTTTAACTTGCTAAATGCGAACATCAGTGAATTTCAGTTGTCGCAGAATTTAGCAAGCAAGGAAATGTGCAGACATAATCTAGTACGCTCGGTTGGTTATCTAAAATCAATCAGCAATGCACTTGGATATGATTTTGATGAGTGTTTTGAACTGGCTTATCAAGAAATCAAAGACCGTAAGGGCCGCTGGATTGATGGGAGCTTCGTGAAAGAGGAGGATTTAAAATGATACCAAGATTTAGAGCGTGGGATAATCTAGATAAAAAAATGCGTGTAGTGGAAGCGATTAATTTTAACCGTGGGGAATTTGAGTCTATCGGTTACGATATCACGTTCTTACGTGGAGCGGATGAAGTTGAACTCATGCAATCAACAGGATTGTTTGACAGAAATGGCAAGGAGGTTTTTGTCGGAGATATTATTAAATGTACAAGAGGATGCCCTCACGAAGTCTATATAGAAAAAGAATATGCTGGTACATTTATTGGGGGAATGCCGGCAGTATATCTAAAAGGATTGAATATTGGATATGCGTGGACTGGTGCTGAGGAAATCATCGGCAACATCTACGAAAATAAGGAGTTACTAGATGCCTGACGTAGAATGGATTATGGAGCATTGCTATATGATGCGTGATAATGGTGTTTGGGGCGGAGAGAAGCAGATTTCATACGCTAGTCCAGACGGGCAGTACACGTATTACATCAATAAGCGCAAAGATGGAACGTATTATTTACATGGAGCAAGTAAGCATTATGGCAGGACGTAGATGGACGGAAGATGAGGTTGATTATTTGGAGTGGTACGTCTTGTCCGGAGAAGAACAGGATTTAACACATGCTTGCGAGTTTTTGGATAGAAGTTACAAAGCGGTTCGGTCGAAATTAGCCAAGCTACAGAGATATAATCCTAACTTGCAATTTCGGCCCAAATGGTCGGACGCAGATGATAGCTATATCTTGAAATACTACCAACGATTTTCGTACGAGCATTTAGCTCGTATCTTGGGACGGAGTGAGAAAGCCGTTCGAGACCGCATCCGAAAATTAGGAAAACGCAAGATTTTAGACTTGACTATATTTCACAAAGATATAGTTTTACTAGCTAATCAAGATACGGCTGTGAAAGATATCGCACAAAAATTAGGATTAAACTACAATCAGGTGTATTACTACTTGAACAAACATCAGATTACTTACAAAAAGCGAGAGTTCAGAAACCAAAGTAACAATCTTGCTTGGAGAAATTTGAATGATATGGTATTCATGAGAAGGAGTTAACATGAAAGAAAAATCTTATGAACAAGTTTTGGAAGAATTTAACGTTGTTGATAAAATCAACAACCCTAGCCATTATAAGGGGAAATTCGGACTTGAAGCCATCGAAGTCGTTAAGAATTTTGCTTTTGGATTAAAAGGAGTAGAAGGTTTTTATTGGGGAAACGCAATCAAGTATATGTTACGCTTCCAGAAGAAAAACGGTCTCGAAGATCTGAAGAAGGCTCGTAAGAACCTTGATTGGTTGATTGAGGAGATGGAGAATGGATTATGAAAAACCACTAACAAAAAGACAATGTGAGTTGTTCGCTTTCATGCTAAGACAAAAACGAAAAGACAACAAGATTACTTTGAAGCAATTAGGAAAAGTTCTAGGCTATTCAACTGCAACAATCTCAAATTGGGAGAACTTAAAATCTGTACCTGATTTGTACAATGTTGAAGACGTAGCAACATATTTCAAGTTGCCG